CAATTAGTTGGCTTCCGAGGCTTAGAGGGTATCGCTCACTCTTGCTCCCAGTACAGGACGGAATGGACCCAAAGGCTGTACTTGCGATTCTCCGCGCATGGCCGCATCTTGGCATATTTCTCGGGGGGTCTACCGAATACAAGTTATCGACCATGCACGATTGGGGCGTTGCGGCGGCGTCCCTTGGTCGCTGGTATCATGTGGCCCGAGTAAATTCCCGTCGGCGCATCAGGATGGCAGCACATTGTGGCGCGACGAGCTTTGACGGGACCAGCGCAACACGTTTCAGTTGTACACTTCCGCTGCTCGATGCGGCCAGAAGGCAACCAAACCTTTTCGCGCCGCAAGTATATCGCAAAGGGGGAATCCAATGACCCCGCCAACGCTCCACATGCACATCTCGGAAGCGTACCTCTGCCCCTGCGGCATCGTCGGTAACTCGTCAACCCGCTGCGCCTGCGGGAACGAAACGCTGCTCTCGCTGGCCGTGGTGCTCGACCAGGAGCGTAAACCGCCAACCAGCGCGCGGGTACTGGCGCTGATCGACACGCTGGATCGGGTTCTGGCGGCATAACCGAAAGGAAGATCGAAGCATGAGCAGGAAAGTCTTATCAGGACCGGAAATCCGCGCGGCACTCTTGCGCGGCGTCAACACGCTGGCCAACACTGTTACGGCAACCCTCGGACCAAAGGGCCGTTGCATCATCCTCGAACGTAATCCCATGTGGCCGCCAGTCGTTACAAAGGACGGCGTGACTGTGAGCAAGGAAGTCCGCGACCTAGCCGACCCCTACGAGAACGCCGGCGCGCAGCTCATCCGTGAGGCAGCCAGCAAGACGAGCGACCAGGCGGGAGACGGCACCACCACGGCTACCCTGCTGGCCCAGCGCATCTACCAGAAGGGTCTGGAGTGCCTTGACGCAGGAGCCAACCCTGTCGCCCTCAAGCGCGGCATCGACAAAGCCGTAGCTGTCGTGGTCGAGCACATCAAGACTATCGCGCAGCCGGTAGAGGACAACGAGACCATCGCCCGGGTGGGCACCATCTCGTCAAATGGCGACCGCTCCATAGGCGACCTGATAGCCGACGCCATGCACCGCGTAGGCCGGGACGGGGTTATCACCATATCCGACTCGAACGATGCCGATACCACGCTCACCGTGTCCGAGGGAATGCAGATCGACCGCGGCTGGTTCCCGCTGCATCCATTCGTGACCAATCCTGAGCGCCTGGAGACCGTGCTGCACGATGCCTACATCCTGCTCACTGAGCGCAAGATGTTCACCATGACCGACGAGCTGTCGAACGTGCTGGCGGAGATTGGCAAGAGCGAGAAAACCGTTCTCTTGATCGTCGGTGACTACGACCAGCCGTTTATCGTGACGCTCATCCACAACAACCAACTTGGCGTGCTGCGGTCTGTGGTCATCAAGGCGCCGGCATTCGGCGACGACCGGCGGGCAGCGCTTGAGGATCTGGCCGTCGTGACCGGCGGGTACGCCTTCACCGAGAACTGCGGGCGGGAGTTGGCCAGCATCACGGTTGACGACCTGGGCCGGGCAAGTCAGATCACGGTCGAGCAGAACAGCACCACCATCGTCGGCGGGTACGGCGACAAGCACGCCAAGGATGTGCGCATGACCATGCTGCGGTCGCTGATCGAGGCGACTGACAATGACTACCAGCGTGAGTTGCTGCGCAAGCGACTGGCGCGCCTCGCGTCCGGTGTGGCTGTTATCAAGGTTGGAGCCGTCACTGAGGCGGAGCGGAACGAGCGGAAGGACCGCGTTGACGATGCGGTGTGCGCGACTCGGGCAGCCGTGATGGAGGGAATCGTACCTGGCGGGGGTATGGCGCTGATCCTGTCGATAGATGCGGTGAGCGTTCTGATGGCTGAGCACAGGGCCACCGATGACGAGGCCGATGGGATGGCGATTATCATGGACGTCCTGCGCGAGCCCCTACTCCAGATTTGTTCCAATGCGGGCGAGGATGGGACCGAGATACTCAATACCATCGTTCGCGGCGGGCCGGGGATTGGCTACAACGCGGCGACGGGGGTATTCGAGGATCTGATCCAGGCGGGCGTGATCGATCCTTGCCGGGTAGTTCGGTGCGCTCTCCAGAATGCGGCAAGCGTGGCAGCGCTGATGCTCACAACCGAAAGTATGGTTTGCACAATTCCTGACAAAAAGTAGTAGAATGGGGCTGTCGGGATTGGAAGTCCCGGCAGTCTCTACTCGGGAGGTAGAAACCTTGACAACCCCATCGAAACCCATCTTACCACTTTGCATCTGTGGTGACCCGTCGTGCAGGATTCCCTACGGATTCTGTCACTGCGAATGTGGAAAACTGACTAGAATTGCAGATAAGAATTGCAGCAAGAGGGGAGACGTTAAAGGGTTTCCTCGCCGCTTTCGTGTTGGTCATGGAAGCAGAACAGTGTGCCGACCCGAATACGCTGTTCCCTTCAAACTAGATGGGGTTTATTGCCGAGTGATACCCCTCGGAGATGGTCTTGTGGCCATCGTGAATGAGGATGATTACTATGTGCTCGCATTCTTCAAATGGAGCTACTTTAAATCTCCGCACACAGGTACTTTCTATGCTCATCGAGGTATCAAACTTTCCGACCGACGTAACTCTACGTACTCGATGCATCGGCAGGTTATGGGTTTTAAGCGAGGAGATCCTCGCCAGGTAGACCACAAAGACAACTTGGACACCTTGAACAACACAAGAAACAATCTTCGCGATGCGACCCATGACCAGAACATGCATAACCGTGGAATGCTCGCAACCAACAAGAGCGGATATAAGGGAGTAAGTTGGAAAGAGAACAATAACTCGTATGTTGCTCAAATTTCATTTCAAGGAAAGAGGATCCACTTGGGCTACCGAAAGACAGCGAGAGCCGCCCACGAAGAACTGTACGTCCCCGCCGCACTAAAGTACCACCGCAAGTTTGCGAGGGTAGCATGACCGCCGAGCACCTAGCAAACATCTGGAAGCAAATCGCGCTGATATTGGCGCAGGTGAACAAGAAGAAATGAAAACTCCTCGTCGCAAACGCACACCGTACACGCTGGAGTTCAAGCACGACTGCACGCTGTACTTCGCGGCCAGCACCGTGTTCGTCAAAAAGGGGTCCAGGGTTCGCGTGGTGGAAAGGAAAGGCAAGTGAAAGCGACCGTCTTGGTAGGCGACGTGCTGACACGGCTGGCGCAGTTAGCTGATAACAGTGTCCAGTGCGTGGTGACGAGTCCACCATACTGGGGCCTTCGCGATTATGGCGTGGACGGCCAGCTCGGCATGGAGTCCAGCCCATACGAGTACATCGCCAAGCTGGTCGGAATCTTCCATGAAGTTCGCCGCGTTCTGTGTGGGGATGGAACTTTGTGGTGCAACATGGGCGACTGCTACGCGAGCGGTGACAAGGGCGGATACGCGCGAAACCGTGTCACGGCTTCAGACTCGATGCAAGCATCGAACTTAGGAGATAACTTCATTGGAGCGCCTAACAGGCAATGGGGCGGCCTTCCACCTAAGAACCTTATCGGGATGCCTTGGCGTTTAGCTTTTGCACTCCAAGCTGACGGTTGGTATCTGCGCCAGGACATCGTTTGGGCCAAGCCGAACCCGATGCCGGAGAGCGTCACTGACCGATGCACCAAGAGCCATGAGTACCTGTTTCTGCTGACCAAGAGCGCCCGGTACTACTACGATCAGAATGCCATTCTCGAAAACTGCAGTCCTGCCACGCACGACCGTCTTTCACAGAACGTTCAAGCGCAAATCGGCTCGGAACGCGCCCATGCGGGGGGGAAAACTAACGGGAACATGAAAGCCGTTGCGCGCCATCTCCCCGGCAATAAAACTCACAAAGGAACCACAGCCTACGAGAACGGCGACAAGCGAATGCGGACCAAGGCAGGACTCGTGGACTATGCCGTGCGGGTTCGCAAGCTGGCCGAGGCGGGCAGCGGGACAAAGAACAACGATAGTTTTGATGCGGCCATGTCGATCATGCCAGAGAAGCGCAACAAGCGATCTGTCTGGACCATCACGACCCAGCCCTATTCCGAAGCCCACTTTGCAACATTCCCCGAGGCCCTTGTCGAACCCTGCATTCTCGCCGGAAGTAAAGAGGGAGATATGGTACTTGACCCGTTCTGCGGTTCTGGCACGACAGGGGCCGTGGCGCTCAGGTATCAGAGAGAGTTTGTGGGCATCGAACTGAACCCGGCATACGCTGAACTGAGTCGCAAGCGCATCGGAGCAGAAGCGCCAATGTTCAACGATGTATCTGTGCTCGCCCCAGACTCGGCCTACCCATGGTCACCGGCTGGGCCAACTTCGCCGACGCCTGCTCCATCTTCCACCGTGTCACCGCAATCGAGCGCTGATCGACGCCAGCCGCAATGAGTTGCTGGATCTTCTCCTCGGTGGCTACTTGGTCCGGCTTCCTGTCGCCAGTGAGGAACTGGTTCAGTCCATACAAAGTCTCATCGAGTACGTCGTCTAACTCGTCACCGGGAACCTTCAAAATAGCGCCCGGCCTGTCCGGGTCTGTCTTCCGACTGGTCAAACTCTCGTATGTCTTGGGACAAAGGTCGGTGACGATGAATTCTCCCCGACTCAACTTGCCGCTGAGTAGTTGCGCATTGCCTACGCTATCCTTTGCGGCCTTGGTCAGCGTAACTCCGTTGTTGATCAGAACATCGTTGATAAGGTCGAGGTTACTCTTGCCTGTCCCTGTGTGCGCGTCCATTGCCGGATCCGCATACCCTGAGACAATCCGGCACTGTTGGCCGCCAGGCCCTACCCGCTGAATGAACTTGCGGGCGATATGGTGCGCGTACTCCTCCGACTTCATCTTGCGCTCAACGTCCTCGGCAATCTTATAGATGCGCGTGTTCTCGTGCAGGAAGTATAGGCCTGTCGCCGCCGCTGATCCAGAGTAGCCGTAATCCATCGAAATGAAGTGGGTCATCCACCACTGCTCACCGCACTCGGAGTACGGCAGGATGTAACTCTCGTTGAGGAACGGGAAGAAGGCGCCCTCTGTGGCACACCAGCACCCAAACAGTAACTTCTTCTGAATATCAGCGGTCTGCGACATCAGAGCGGCGACTTTCTCCTCGCCGTACAAGGGGTTATCGGACGCCTTGGCAGGAATGAAGCATGTAGTTTTCATTACTGGCGACTCGTCTTCTTTCCAGCGAGCCCCAGCGTACACAGCTCCAGGAATAACCGATCTTTCAGGATGGCAGAGAGGACATGCATTGTTGAGGAATATAGACATCAGCCACGGAGTAGACGGGTTCGCTGTCAATCTGATTCGATTTCTCAACCCATACTCGGGAGGAGTTGCCACCCATGGGAATAGAGACCGAACACGCTTTTCTGTTTGAAACTGTGCCTCATCGATGCCTAGCCATGAGATAGGCTTTCCAGTGTACAGCTCAACGTCTGAGTCTTTAGCCATGTATCCCAGACGCATTTGTCCACCGGCAGGGAAACGCCAGAGGCGACCGCCCTCACTCTTCCGTCCTCCGAGGGGCTCATAGATTTTCTTCATCTCATCCATGATGTTTGCCATCTCAGTGAACGACTTA